CTTGGGGCTTCGGCCCCCGCGGAGTATACCGCGCAGACAAACAAGGCGCTCAATGTTGAAGGCTCCGCCATTGCCGTGGCGAGCTTAAGTTATTCGTTGATGTTCTGTGTGTGTGCTTACCTGCTGTACAAGGTAGGCTCAGCGGTGTTAAATCGTGTGGATCGTGCTACTGATGAGTTGGCACGAATGCGCACAGAGGTTGCGGCTGCGCGACAACAGGCGGCACAAATACAAAATGCCGTCGTCGGTGTACAATCAAAGGCTGAGGAGACTTTGACGTGGTTGGAAATTATCTATACCACGGGTTTGATATTTGCGATTTGTCGTAAATTCTACGAAAGTTGGAAGAATCGTGGGACTGATGACAAAACAAAGAAGGAGTCGCTTGAGTCGAATGCGAATAAAACACTCGATTTTGTGACCTTCGCGCTGTTAATTCCAAGTGTGTATCAATTGGGTATTGGAGGATTTGTTAAATTAGCATGCAAATTCCGTTCGTTCATTATGGTGGGCCTTAGTGCTCTCAAAGGAATGTTATGGATGTTTGGTAGCTTATTTTCATCTAAAGGTACTCTGAATGACGCTGTGGATGTGGCCGAGGGAGCTATGAATCGTGGTTTGGCAACGGCTGAAGAAGTAGCTGAGGGTAAATCCCAGAAGGCGAAAGAATTCCGGAAGCGTTTTGTTACAGCAACCGATGATCTGACAGAGGCTGAGAAGTGCAGTAAGTGTAAATGTATTACGCGGTACTGTGTGTGCTCTGACTCTAAAGTGGATGTCAAATTGCAAATGCAGACGGCTACTGCTGGTAATAGTGGTGTTTCGCCTGCGCCGGTTTCTGCCGATCAGAAATCGGAATTGCCGAAAATCGTTATTGAACCAACTATGCCCGTTGCTCAACCGGTGGATAAACCGAAGAGCTTTGGGTTTAAGGCTGGGGAATATGCGAGAAAATCTGCTAAACGTGTTAAAGATGGATGGGCAGGTATTCGGAAGATGTGGCAACAACAGGAAACTGAAGGAGCCGCACCGCCTAAACCAACTGTTCAGGTAACTCGTGCGAATGGAAGCATTGAGGAATTGGAACTTTTTATGAATAAGGCGTCCAGTGCGAAGCGGGTGTGTATTGCTCTGCTTCTCATTGGTATTATCTCTGTTGCCGTGTGGTATTTCCGCCGGTCGGGCACACAGCGTGTCCGTAAAGAGAAGCGCAAGCAAAATTACGATGATTCTGGGAAATCTCAAAAGAATAAACAGGACCGAAAGGGAATCCAAGATGATTCTCATCGTGATGAGCCCGGTAAGTATTGCCGAGATTGTGGCTTACTGTACAAAGATTGTTCATGTAAGAATCCGCATAAGGGTACTTCAGCCAACACGTATAGTACTATTGGCGGTGGCGTAAAAGCCGGCCGAACTCATGCTCAACCGAAAGGTGAAACCAAGCGTGAATGTTGCCATGCAGCGGATTGCCCTAAAAAGCTTCCGATTGATGCGTGGACAAATTGTATGCAAAGCTGTGGGGGACATCATTGTACCCATTGGGCTGGCTGTAATCCTCCGGTTAAACCGACTTCAACAGAGTCTTCGAACGGTTTTCAACAAACTGCTCAACAGAAGAAGGCACTGAAGAAGAAGGCAAAACAGAGTAAGCGGCGGGATTCTAAGAAGAAACCTGTGGCCGCTGAAGCGTCTGCAAAGGACAAAGCATTTGATAAATCAAAACCTACCGTATTTGGTCAGAAGTTTTTGGATGGAAAAATGTCTGAAACGCAGAAGGGCAAATTGGCTGCCATCGTGTGTAAGCACGACGGAAAGTGTCATAATGCTCAGTTTAATGCGTGTCCATTTAAGCACGAAAAGCCGAAAGCGGATAAACCCCGCGGAAAGGCGATTCTGAAGGCAAAGAGTCAATGTGCTGAATTTGACATGGAAGTCGATTATGACAACATTGTTAAATTGCAGAACGCCCCCGTACATAAGGAAGCTTTGTACGGGCGTAGCCAGTTCGTGATGCCACGTTATGTTGGCCAGGTCCGAGCGGGCCGTAACTTCGTTAATTGTACCTTTGTTAAAGGGGCGAAACCACCAGGACGTTTTATCGTTTTTGTGGAACACGTTCTATATCAAACGGGAAGTGCTGGAAGTGTACGTGCTGAATCGTTCGTTATTACGTTTAGTGATAAAACCAGTGCTGAATTTAAGGCTGGTGACGCTGTAAAAATCGCGAATGATCTCGTCTATGTTCCTATGCCGAAGGATAAAATCGGTGGGCGTGATGAACAACCGTGTGCGGAAGTTCGCAAGCCCAAGGACGAGCCCGAAGAAGTTGTGTATTTTGGTTACAAAAATCCACTAGCGAGTGAGTTGTCATTCAGTGGTGGTCGTTTTTACGATAAGTACCATACATGCGCTACTATCGACGGGAACTGTAGTGGTCCTTTAGTTGCTGCTGATGGAAAAGTGGTGGCTTTTCACCAGGGTGCCATTCCTTCTGAGAAAGTGAATGTTAGTGTCCCGGTGGGCAGTTCGGTGTTGGCCGGGCTGTCAAACTAAAGGAGGCCGGCGCAGCGTTCTCTCTTGAGAGCGTGTGCGCCCAGTATTGGGGGTTGCTGTTGGGTGACTTCTATACTGGAGCTGGCCACCCTCCTCGGATTGTGCATGATCCGGCGTTGTTTGCGCCGAATATGACTTTCCTTGGACGTGTGTCACGTTATGTGCCCTACAAAGACAAACGGCTGACGGATCGCTTCGTTAAGGAGTGGATGTTGGCTCGGGGGCTCAAGTTTGATGAGAAATATCGGATGTGTCATCCGCTGTCGCACCATATGAGTGCATCGATTGCGAAATATAATAAGGTTCAGCCAATCCTCGATGATTCCCTTTGGGATGAAGCAGGAGTTTGGACTGAGAAGCATTTTGCGCCTTTTATGAGTAACAGTTCGGTGGTGTCATTGGATAAAGCAGTTGGTGAGGCTGATCGATCTACTTCCGCTGGTTATCCGTGGTCATTGTGGTTTAAGAACAAAGATGAATTTTTGAATTCAGATGCGTTCCCACGTGTCATGGAACAGTTTTGGGATAGTTTGGCAACCGATAAACCATTCACGCAGTTGTGGGTGTGTTCTCTGAAACGGGAATTGCGATCTGTGGAGAAACTCGAAAAGGGTAGTATCCGGACGTTTACCGCGTCGCCTACAGAAGGCTCGATTGCTTGTAACCGCTTATGTTTAGATGCGAATGAGAAATTTTACGTGTCCAATAATAAGACTTGGTCCTTCGTTGGTTGTTCTAAGTATAATCTTGGCTTCCATCGTTTGTACACGCGTTTGAACGCACATCCAAATGCCTTTGCTTTAGATGAAAGTGCATACGATTCGAGTTTGTTCCGAGCGGCAATGTTTGGGCAGCGCGATCTTCGTTGGAGGATGTTGCGTCCTATCGATCGAACTCCAGAAAACCGGCAACGGTTATGGAACATTTACGACCAAATAGTCGAAAGTGTAATTGTTCTCGATGATGGGTCAGTATATCAGAAACACACTGGAAATCCCAGTGGATCCGCTAATACTATTGTGGATAATACAATGATATTGTTTCGTTTATTGGCCTACGCGTGGTTAGTTTCTACTAAAACTGATAAGCTTTGTGAGTATTCCACTTACAACGCCTTCATGAAAAATGTCGAAGCCGCTTTGAACGGTGATGACAATACCTTTACGGTTAGTAATGAAGCTGTGAAGTTCTTTAACGCCCGTGCCATTGCAAAAATATGGTCTGAGATTGGTGTTACAACCAAGACGGATGTTTGGGAACCGCGTAAGTTATCAGATGTGGACTTCTTGTCTCACACGTTTGTCCAAATTAACGACGTGTGGCTGCCAAAGCCGGAACGGGAAAAAGTTCTGTGCTCTGCGCTTTATGCGAACGAGGTGGACGATGTGCGTTTCACCATGTTGCGGCTCTTTGCTTTGCGACTGGAAAGTTGGGCAGACATTCAAACTCGAAATGAGATTGCTGATTGTATTGCCTATATCCGAGATCACTATGCTATGGATTTGAATGGTGTAGTTATTGATCGTCCGTTTGGCCAAAGCCTTACGTGGAAGGATATACAAAGTGTGTGGAAGACAGACCACGAGATATGGCGATTGTTTGCTCTGCCGGTTATTGAACCCGGCATGCGAGTTGGAGAAAGCTCAATCGGAGAGAATCCGGAGCGATATGTCGAAGTATCTCAACCTTCTGTTTGTTGTTTGCAAACTAAGCGATTAGTCCTGCGAAAGTGTCAGCGGTGTGGGTGTGAAACCGTCAGTTATGACGTTAGTACGCCTTATTACTGCCTTGATTGTATCCAGGCTATTTTCCATGCTCGATATGGAACGCAACCTGTCGGAGTGGCTTTACACAACGCGTGTCAGTGTTGTTATTGTCTGCTTCCGGCAGATGAGCGTGATCCAGAAATGGGTCATTGCGATTGCAGTGATGCGTCCCCGGTTTCAGAATTAAATTCTCCGAGAGCCGCGGACATGCCGTCCAAGCAAAAGGGTGCTCGTTCCCGAAAGAACGTAGCAAAAGCGAACAACAAAGGTGCTCGGAAAGCGGGCAAAAAGAAGGGTAAGAAGGGAAGAAAAGGTGGTGGTATTGATCAGTTAACCGAAGGTAAGCGTTATAACGCTCCTGTATCGTCAGGAACTGTTCGAACCACGCGCGGAGCTCGCTCTCCGCCCACCCGAATCACGCATCGTGAGTCTTTGGGTACATTGACTCCGGCGTCAACTGCGTATGCAGTTTTGGCGTCGTTCAACGTGAATCCGGGTTTACCGGCGTCCTTTCCGTGGTTGAGTAATATTGCGCAGCAGTACGAAACGTATCGTTTTCGGAAATTGCGTTATTGTTACGAAACCCGTTCATCAACGGCCAATGCAGGTATCGTCATTCTCGTTACGAACTATGACGTTACCGAAGCTGTGTTTACAAGCACTGTTCAGGCGGAAAATTACCGTGGTGCAACAGTTGGCCAGCCGTGGATATCGTTTTGTCACGATTTAGCCACTGGCTCAATGAACGATTATAATCGCCATTACTGTCGATCCGGTGCTCAGGTTTCTGGCACTGATTTGAAAACTTACGATGTGGGTTTGTTTCAATTGATTGTTTCGGGGTGTCCGAATTCGCAGATTGGTGAATTATATGTTGAATATGACGTTGATCTCTTTGATCCGCGGGTGCAGGTTCCGATTGGTCAGTTTTTGCCGAGCGCGCATATTGTGAGCTCAGCAGCTGGCGCAACCGCTGCCGCCCCGTTTGGAACGGGAGCCGTCATACGCTCCGGTGGCGCGTTAGCAATGACTGCGTCCGGAACGACTTTGACATTCCCTGCCGTTGGGCAGTACGTGGTCACTGGTTCTTATATTTCAGGAACAATCAGTACGGCACTCGCGTTTAGCGCGGGTTCGAATTGTACTGCATTGAATCTTATGAATAATAATGCGAACAGTGCCCTTGGCGCTGTGACTTCAAATACCGGGAGTGTGGCTGTTGGTGTATTTAGCATCACTGCCCCCAATGGTACGGTCACTATGTCAGGTGGTGGTACATATACAGGTGGTAATACCGATATATGGGTTTGTCAAACCTCATCAGGTTTGTTGGCGCCAATGCCGCCAACGGCGTCCGAATATCGAATTGATATGAGTACGTTGGAAGCGCGTTTGGCTTTGTTGGAAGCAAAGCACGCGTTGGACCGAAAGGATGAGAAGAGTGTATGTGGGGTTGAGCATCCCGCCACACTGGCCGCAGTTATGTCTGCGCTGAAGGAGGGCTACGCTTACGTGGATGCGTCGGCGGTGCCTTTAGGGGCTGCGAAAGTGGCCGCTCCGGTTTTCCCGAACACGGACCTGAAAAAGAAAGGTTAGTGATTAGGTTGCGTTAAAACCGATAGTTAGTTTGTGACGGGTTAGGTTTTCCCAAAGTACAAAGTGTTTGTGATTGCGTTTAGTATATTCACTGAAAAGACGAAAGTCAACATATCTAAAAATAAAAACCGTTCACGACAGATGTAAAGCAAGCGTTTGTTGTTATGGGCGTGGTCGAGTCCTCCAGATATTAAACTGGTTCGTCAGGTCACCAAGACCTCGGCGGGGATTATCACGTGGTGTGAGCCTTGAGTGCGTGTGGCGGCAACCATTCGTACTTAACCCAACGAGACATTCGTGCGCGAGAACTGCGTGTTTACGGATAAAAGTTAC